TTAAAAGTTTTTTCATTTTCCACCACCAAAATGTTTAATAAAATTTGTTATTTTAGTATTTTCTGCTTCTGTTTTTCTTACATAATCATCGTGTTCTTTCTTTTTGGATTCAAACAAAATCTGGAAACATGGATTTTTAATCCAATTAATAGCGAACCAATTGGTTCTTACTGCTAACAATTGTGTTTTTATGCTTGGGTTATCAATATATTTAATACATTCAGGTTTTTTGGATATTGCTATCCGTTGAATATAACTTGAAACAAAAGGAAATTTAGCAAGATTATCAGGGTCTTCTGATATAAGTCTGATTTCTTTATTTAATTCTTTTTGTGTTAAAAAATATTTAATAAATGTATAAATAACAAGTAAAAGTAAAACTACAAGCGCATATACGTTTGTGTAACAATTTGTTTTTAATTCTGTAAAAATTCCAGAGTTATCATAAGGACTATAAGTAAAGAAATTTAGTAAATTAAAATAACCTTCATCTGAACTAGTGTTGAAATTTGTCATAATAACAACATTTTACTATAAAAATTCAAATTCTATTTAAATTAAAATAAAAAAGTAAATAAATGGTAGTAGATTTATTCGAATTTCAAGATAGTCTTAACCACGAATTACCGAATGACCAACATTACGTTTTACGAGCTGGCAATAAAATAATCTTCTGGAACCAAACACGTCATTGGTTTGAAAACCTTTATATTGTCAACGATGAAGGTGATATTCTTGCAAGTGAAGATTTTTCATCCAACACTGGAATTGGTGGAGAAGTTATTGTTTACGTTGAAGATGAATACATCAGACATTTAGTGATAGACAAAAGTACCGATGAATGGGTTTACGACTTGGATGACGAAGGTTGCCATCAACCAAAACTTGTTTACAAGAATATATCTTATGTAGAAATGCAATTATATATACATTGTAACACCAAACAAAAAAATGAAATAAGTTCGTTTTTTAAAAATGGAAGACTTCCAGCAGACAAAAAGATTTACGACGCCAACCGTTTCTACGAGCAGCTTGACTTGTTTTACAAAGACGGTAATCAAAACAAATGGGGAGACGCACATGAAATTCAATATCGCGGAGACACAGGGTTTCCTGGACAACTGTATGTTGGTGATTATGCTAGTGGTACAAATTACTTTTTCCAGAAAGCATTTCGCATCGATACTGTTGTCGACTGTATTGTTGGTGACGAATTACCTGAATATCACATAAAATTTTTAAAAGGATACTTTAGAGTGAATGTCTGGGACAGGCCAAATGACGACGATAAATTACAAGTGATTCTTGAAGACCCTGAAAAAGACATTTTAGGGAACATTTATCGCTGTTTAAATACAGGAAACGTTCTAATTTATTGCTACAATGGTGTTTCTTTATCACCAACAATTGCAGCATGTTACTTGATGAAATACGAAGGATATACTCTTAATAATGTACTCACTCTTATCAAAGGAAATCGCCGAATTGCGTTTGAAACAGTTAATTTTATTAAAACTCTTCGTCATTTTGATAAAAATTTGTAAAAAAAGAATTAAAATAAAAAATTATTTAAAAATTAATGTACATTAATTTAAATATACTTTATAATATTACATTATATTTAAACATTGGATTAAAAAAAAATGGTTCATGGGGTAGATTTAAAACAGCTGAAATATGCAGAACATTTTGTGAAATATGTACTAAAGAAACAGATTGCATATGTACTGATTCTAGCGATGGAGAATATGGAGACATTTCACTTTGTTTAAATTGTGTAAAAACTTTGTTTGTTTTATCTAAAATAAAATTAAATAAAACTTGAAAAGTTTATTATGCAATTAATTATTCTTCAGAGAATTTGTAGTTTTTATACAACAGAAAATATATTTATAGGCGTTTTTTTAAAATCTAAGATAGAAAATGCAAAAAAAGAATATCTAGAAACATTGAAAAAATATGGGGATCCATATTGTAGACAAGCTTACTTTGAAACCAAGATACCCCAATTTGAAGAATATATAATAGATATAACAAAAGAAAAATCTGAATATTTATTTTTAGTAGAAATAATGGAAGGTTTTGGGCAAACAGATTTAATAATACTTAAAAATGACATTTTTATTGATTCTTTAAAAGAAAAAGTAAAAGACCATTACGATTCTGAATGGAATTATCCATTGTATTTAGTTACAAGAAAATTAAATAAAATACACTATAGAAATGAAGGATTTCAATATATAAATATAAAAAGAACCAAAACAAACGAATTTTTTAAAACAAATTCAAATATTGATTACACATTGAAAAATGATAATTCTTTGTATATTAGAAATAATTTTCACTCTTTTTGGGATTCTAAAAATGAAAGATATGATTTAACAGATTTATTTCTTTAAAAAATTTGGAATCAATTTATCTACAACTGTAGTAATCCAAAAAACATCTATTTCTTCTTGTTTCATATTTTTTAATTTGGAATAAGCAGAATTAATAATCAAACTAATATTATGAGAATTTATACCTTTATTAAGGTCTGGATGGTACATTTTCATTAAACTTTTATATTGGGTTTTAATTTGTTGTTTAGATGGAAGAAAAGTACTTAAAAGACCCAATTGAGAAAAAATATCACCAGACGGATTAGGAAGAAATAAGTTTACAGAATTTGTTAAAACAGCTTCTAAACTCATTGCAAATAAAAATATTGATATCATATTTATCACAATTTCACTGGTTTCTTTATATAAAGAGACCACATATCTTTTTAACTTTGCAAATTTTAAACTGTTTTTTGGTACACGAAAATTAAAATCTTTTCTGGAAATAGATTTTAATTTAGATTTTTGAATTCTTAATAATTTCGGAGATATATTCATAGTTGTTTTTAGAATAGAAAATAATTTCAGGCGCCTGAAATATAAAAATAAAATTTAGAGGATTAATTTATTAAAGTTTTTTAAAAGGAATCATCGATTCCTTCCAACATTTCTGCTAATGAATTCACATCTGATTCATCGAAATTTTCCATTTCAGGAGTTGGCGGAGAAACAACTGTTTCTGTTTCTTTCTTAACTACAAGTTTTACTGTAGTCTCAGGAACTTCAACCTTTTCAGGTTTAACTTCCTTTTTCTTTTTTTGTGCAATTTTCCTTCCCTTTGCACCTGGGTTTAATAATTCTTCCATTTTTGAAGCCGGCATCTTTCCAATGCAGCCTTCAACTGGGCAAGAGTCTCCATTTTCTGGATCTTTGAACCAAACTGTAAGACATGGTCTACAAAAACCATGTACACAATTCAATCTTGATCTTCTTGTCAACTTTTTCTCAATACCCTTTGAGTCAATATAAGTGTCTTTCTGGCAATGGTCACAGTTGTAAGTCTTGATAATTCTTTTTGAAATTGGAGATTTCTTTGTTTCAATTTCAACTGTAGGTTTAGCTACAATTGAAAGTTCATTCATTTTTATCATCAATTCTTCCATTTTCATCATCAATAACTCGTTAGTAACTTGTTGTTGCGTAGTGTTAGACATTTCGGTAAAATTAATGAATTACTTTGGATTTTCAATTTTTTTATATTATTAATATAAATGAGACCAAGAAATAAACCTATTAGAAAAAATATAACAGAAAATGTTGTTATACAACAAACTATAAAAAGTATTAATAATTGGCAAAAAGAATGGTATAAAATATACAATACAAATATTTTTTTAAAAAAGAAAAATTTAATCACACCTGAACAATTTGAAAAAATACAAAATGAAGCAATTAAATTCTGGAATGAAAAAAACAAAATTTTAATTTTAATTTATCAAAATCTTGAAAAATTAGATAATGAAACAAGAAAAATTAAAAAATTTAAATCTTAGACTACAGCAAATTCTTTATGTTTTTAAAAGTATGAACCCAATAATTCCGGGTTTTGTAAATCCCATTTGTTTTCCCAAAGATAATCTGTTATAACTATTCTGGAAAATGGTTGCTGATGAAATTTAATTATAAATTTTTTACGACTATATTCTGAAAAATTTTCAGAAAGAAAATGAGTTCTAATTCTATGTTTAAAATTTAATTTTGTTTCAAGGTAATTTATTTTATGTTTTTTCATAATCATTTTAAAAATTTCTTCAGGAAATAGCATTTATTTTAGAGTACAGCAAATTCTTTGTTTTTTAAAAGGAAATACTGGTTCCTTCGAGTATTTCTTCTATTCTCGTCATCAAAAGCTCATTTCTAAATTGTTCTTGATTATATTCATAAATTTCAATTTCATGATTAAAAATTAAACTTAATTTTTCTTCAAGGTAATTTATTTTATGTTTTTTCATAATCATTTTAAAAATTTCTTCAGGAAATAGCATTTATTTTAGGTTTTAGTTTGATTATTTAAATTTTATTTTAAATAATTATCTCCAAAAAATCCATAATTTCCAGTGTAATAATATTCTCCATCAGATTCTTCACCTATTATTTCAATTAAATGACCATTTTTACATAAATAATTATGTTTCTTTTTAGAAAAACTTATGACACTGGTACAAATATAACAAATTGGTTCTGTATTACATTTTAATTTAAAATCTTCAAAATGTTTATTACCACAAAAAAACAAATTCTTCTCATAAATTAATATAATTTTTGTAATAATTTTTTATTTTAATATTATAGAATAAGTATAAACTTAAATATAAAAATGAATTTAAATTTGAATCACAAACTTGTATTTTTATTTGGATGCATGACTTTTAGATTTTTTCTGACATATATTAGTAAAACTAAACTAAATTTACTTCCAATTATGGGAACAATAGCTTTAATACCTGCTATTGGATTTATGATTATATATGTCTTTAAATTGAGAACAACAGGAATAGAAGTAAATGGAAATCCTATTTGGTGGAATAATTTACGCCCTATTCATTCTTTATTATTTTTTCTATTTTCTTATTTAGCTATTAATAAAAATAAAAATTCATGGGTTGTTTTATTAATTGATACTTTATTAGGATTGACAAGTTTTTTAAAACACTACCATTATGTATAATTAAAAGTAATGCAAAACAAGATGTTTGTAATTATTAAAGAGGTCATTTAAAATAAATTTGGCTCTAAAATTATAATATTGTGACAAATCCAAAGTAAAATTTACACTTTTATAATAATTATATTCTCTTAAAGCAATATTAAAATGTAAATTTACATATCTATTTAATTTAAATTTTGATGTTTTAATTTTCTCAGAAATAATAAAATTATGTTTTTCAGGTAATATTGTATCCCATAATTTATGTATACTAACAGTTTTGCATTTCTGATTATTGCAATATTTAATAAACAAATCATTACCACCTGTTTTACCAAATAAATGAAATGGTTGACAAATATCTTGTAAAAAATGCAATAAAAAATGATATCTAAATTTGCTTACACGTTTAAAAATTAATTGATGGTTTAAATTAACTTGATTATAGAAATAAGAAATACCCCAAGTAATACAATTCTTTTTACAATATTTTTTTATAATTTCATCTGTAATAAAAGTAAACTTGGATTCTAAGATATCAATATAATGTAATTTTCTAGTCCAAGCATATTCTTTTGTAAATTTTAACTTGTCAGCAAGTATAGAAGCTTCTGAAAAGTTATTATTAAAGAGGTAATTTATCTCTTTAAAATTGGAATTGTTTGAGATTAAATTTCTAGTAATTTCTCCCAAAATTCCATGTGTTTTATAGTCCCATGAAAACAAAGTAAAAAATAATAAAAACATAAATTATAAATTACTTGAATTTAATTTATTTATCAAGAAATTTAACATTTATTTATCAAGAAATTTAACATTTATTTATCAAGAAATTTAACATTTATTTATCAAGAAATTTAACATTTATTTATCAAGAAATTTAACATTTATTTATCTATTGTAAATGGGTTACATCTAAAACTATTTATTACTCAAATTTAAAATGAATTTAAGGGTTGCTAGACAATACAATATACTTGTTGGTATTTTCAAGCAAATATATTCTTTCATTGCTTTTTAGAAATTCTAATTCCTTTTTATTTAATTTAAATGGTTTAGATCTATACACTGGTATTTTATTAATTCCTGATTCTTTTTCTGTAATTTGCAATTTTTTCAAATATAGAATACTCTAAATAAATTTGTGTTTTATGATCAATATAACACAATTCATCAAAAACACAATAAAAAGATTTAAGAGTTGCTGGACAATATACTTCTGAATGAAATGTTCCAGAATAATAATACAAGGGAAATAGATACTTGCTGATGTTTTCAAGTAAATCTAAATTAATGTACAGTATACTTTTTATTTAATTCTTTCATTGCTTTTTAGGAATTCTAATGTCTTTTTATTTAGTTTAAATGGGTTGCATTTATATATAGGCGAATAATATTCAAAACCAGTTAATTTTTTAATTTTATTATTGGACATTTGAGTTTTATTAATATAATCGTATTTAATAGGGTAATTTCGAAAACTATAATATCCTTTTTGTGTTGTTATACACTTTACAAAAATACTATACTCCATAAAATTTTTATAACATTCAAAAATGTACATGAATTTATAAATATTTTCAAGTAAATTTAAATTTAGATACATAAAATCCATATTTTTTTAAAATTATTTTATTTATTTATATTAACAGTAATTGATAAATATCTTTTACACCTTAAATTATTGGTAACGTACTAAGTCTTAATACTCAAGTTAACACTAATACAATGATAACTAATGCAGTAAGTACTGCAATTATAAATAATTCCAGCAGTTGTGCAACTACAAGTGTTAATAACATAGATTTTAATTTTGGAGCTGTAGATGGAAATTTAACAATAGATGGAGCAGATTTATCTCAAAAAATTAATTTGAATACAAGTTGTTTACAAAGTTCTGTAACTAATACTCAAATACAAAATGATATAAAAAATAGTTTAACACAATCTTTAGCTGCTTTAAATATGAATGCACTTTCAGCAAATACAAATGTAAATACAAATAATGCGATAAATAATTTTACAAATACGTTTAATATAAATAATGTAAAAACTTGTTTGGCAAATTCTCAAAATAGTACTAATATTAAATCAAATTCTGTAGGTGGTAATGTTACATTAAAAAATATTACAGTATCTCAAGTTCAAGATATAGTAAGTAATTGTATTCAAAAAGATGATGCAACAACAGTTTTAAATAATGCATTACAGCAAGAAGTAGGGCAAACAGTTACAAATAATTCAATATTAATGTACGCTGTAATTGCAATTGTTGTTATAATTATTTTGAGTATAATAGCAAGTATTTTTAAAGGTTCAAGTTCTTCTAGTAATTCTATTAATCCAAGTCCTACAAAATAAATATTTATTAAACTATCATTTTCTTTAAGACTTCCTTTATTTCAGAAATATCAGATTCTAATTTTCCAATTCTTTCTGTGTCTGTTTTAATAGGTTCCGAATCTTGAAATTTAAATCCAATTAAATATAAATTTCCTTCTACTTTAATATCAAAATTTCCATGTTTTTTATCAATCAAATCATCATAATTTTCTCCACTAAATAATATAATATCGTCTTCATTTAAAATAAGCCAATAATATAAATTTCTTTCACCCCATATATCACAAACCCAAGGACTATGAAGATTTGATAAGCAATCAAAAACTTCTTTAAAAGTCCGATTTTTACAAGACAATTTTTCTTCAAAATAATATTTTTGAAGAAATTTTGATGTTTTTCTCAAGTCCATTAAAGATTCTCTCTTGCTTTGATTTTTTAAAGTTTCGATGTTCATATAATTTATATAATTTATATAATTTATATAATTTATATTTTTATTTATTTAAATTTTTTAAGAGTTCCTTAATTTCTGAAATATCAGATTCTAATTTTCCAATTTTTTCTGTGTCTGTTTTAATAGGTTCGTTTGGTTGTTTATCTTGAAATTTATATGCAACTAAATATAACTTCCCAGATGGTTTACCATTAATATCTTTTAATTTTCTAATAATTTCGAGATAATCTCATCTTAGTAGTATATTTCTATTTTCAGTTAAAATAAAATAGACATACAAATTTAAATCCATATTATTCAAAATATTTTCATCAGTCCAATGTTCAGGCAACTCTTTTTCATAATAATATATTTGAAGAAATTCTGATACCTTTGTTAATTCTAATAAAGAATCAAACTTGTCTTTATTTCTTAAATTTTCGATGTTCATATAATGTATATTTTTATTTATTTAAATTTTTTAGAGCACTAAAAAAATTGTGTTTTTTAAAAGAATTAATTCATTTCTGATAATTCTGACAAAGTAACTGTATACTTTTTATCAAAATGGTCAAGTTTTTCAAGAAAATCATCAACAATTTGAGAAAATTCATCTCCCATTTCATCGTATTTTTCTTGAAGATAATACATCAATGTTTCTTTTGCAATTTCATCTGAACACGCAATATTTTCAATTTTAGTTTGTAAATCATATGATTTTTGAAAACGTTGTGTTAATTCTTTTGGTTGCATTAAATATTACATTTTAGTTTAAAAATTCAAATTTATTCTTTATAAGGTGGTAAGAAAATTTAATTTGAAAATTTAAATTTTATTATTTTATTAATTTAAACACATATATGTCTCTCGATATAAAAGACATCATAGATTCTTTTAAAAATTTTGGTATTCAAGAAAAAGACTTGAATCTAGAATTTAAAAATTTTTGCTTAAAGGAAAAAGATTCGAATGTAAATTTAAATTTCTCAAAATTGAATTTAGACTCAAAAACTAAATTAGATATAGCTTTATTTGATATAAATACTGTTGAAATTATGAAAAATTTTGTAAGTAGTTCTAAATTTACAACATTAGAACTAGAAACATTATTAGAATATGTTACTTTGGATTTACTCTTAAAAAGGTATCCATTTTTAAAAGAAAGTAATCCAGAAGAAATAAGAAAACATATTGGAGATTTTATATATGGAGATACTTTATTTTATCATAATTATCATGATATACAGCACAGAATATTTCATTTTAGTAGTTATGTAACAACAGATTCTTTAAGAATATTTTGGTTAAATTTAATTTTAAATTTTGTTTTTGAAAATAATATAAAATTAAATGAAAATATAAAAAATAATATTCAAGAAAATATAAATTATTTTTTAAATTTTCCAAAAAAAAATTTATATTTTAAAAAAGCAGTTGAATTAAAAAAATTTATATTTTAAAAAAGCAGTTGAATTAAAAAAATTTTTAAAATAAATAAATAAAAAGGTTTTAGGGTTTACACATGTCTTATTTAAATTTAGATATAATAGAAATTATTTATTTTTATACTGTTTATTTTTTTTAAATTATTAACATATAATTGTAATTTTTGTTATTATCCAACTTTAAAAAAAATGATAAAACATAATATTTTAACTGGTTCTAAATGGTATTATCCTAAAATGTCAAATCTCAGTTTTGTTATTTTAAAATATCCTAGAAATATTAAATGTAATCCCTTTAAATTAGATTTTACATGTATTTCATTTTTAAAAGATAAAAATACCAACAAAATACAGTACTCTCCATACTAAAAATTTCCAGCTATATCTAAAATGTAATTACTTCCAAAACTGAAAACATTAGATGTAAATTCTATATAAAGAATATTTCCGATGCAATTCAAAACAATGTCACTTATAGGAATATTACTACCCAAAATAAATCCATTTCCTATATAATTTAAAGAGTTGTTAGGAACTGTAACATTAAAAGAAACAGTATTTAAAAATGAAACAACAGTTATATTTAAATTTAATTTAACATCTTGATTATTAGATTTAGATATACTACTAGATACACCAGATATACCAGAAAGATTTGTAAAAGTAGTACTAAATGGTTGATATATTAAATTGTATAATGGGCTGTTGTAGTTTATATAATCTATTTTACTTAATTTCATGTAAATTGTAATAAAAGAATAAATTAAAATTTTATCATTTAAGAAAATTAGTTCTAATATTAATACCTTCAAATAGCATTTTTTTAATAGTTACTTTTTTATCAAAACTCAAAAAGAATTCATTGTTTGTTAAAGAAAAAAAAGGCTCAAATTCTATTTCATGTAGTTCCATATTAGTTTCAAATGTCATACTATCTGCAAATCCATCTAAATAAACTTTTTTTTTAAATGTTAAACTTGCTGGAAATTCAGATATTACAGTATTATAAAAATAAAGTTTCCAGTTTTCAATTTCTTTGAGATTATTATTGTCCAAAATAATATAAATTTTTTTTAAATATATTAATTCTTCTACATTTTCTGGAATGTGTATACTATTTTTGCATATAGAAAGTTCTTGTTCCTCTATAAATTCTCTTATAGGCCAATGAGGTACTTCTCTTCTAATAAAAAGAAATTTTTCTCTAACTGAGTCACATAAATTTATAATTTCAGTATAACATTCAGGATTATAATTATTAAAATTTCCTTTAATTTCCAAAATAAAATTATTACCAGTATTAAAATAAGCAAACCAAGTAAATGGAAGATCTATTTTTAAAAGTGTATCAGTATAGTTGTACAACATTTGTAATTGAGATTTAGTTAATGTATAATATATTTCATGGTCGTTTTTTCTTTTAAAAGTTAATTCATTGATGTTGCTTAAAAATGGTTTCTTGAAATCTAAAATTATTTTAGATAACCCATCAGCTGATGCATGCAAATCAATTTCAATAGTAGTACTCCAACAATTCATTTTTCCTTTTTGAAAACGTTTTGATTTAGGAATTTGTGTCAAAAAATCAACCACTTTTTTAATTTTACCTGTTGAATCATTTCTAAAACATTTAAAATTCATTGAACTAACATAATTATCCATGGTATTGTAATTTGTAATTCATATTTATTTAAAATTATTTATAGTTTTAAGTTAATTTTGTTTTTAATTCAAAACAATTTGTATAAAATGTATTTAAATGTCTTTTAATAATGCTATATTCAGGTATAATTACTTTCCAAACAAACTGCCCCTTTTGAAAATTAAATACATTTGTAAAATAAAGATTACACTCTCTTGAACTATATTTACCTGGATATTTTCTAGCAGCATAAAATGTTTCTTTATTAAACTTTTCATAAAATTCAGCTGTAGTATAATATTCAAATTCTCCAGATATTTCTACAATATATTCATAAATATAATTTAATAGACCATCTAATTTCATATTAATAATATCCAAATTCATAAAAAGTTTGATCAAAAAAACAAAATTGTTTTTTTCAATTTATTTTTATTTAAATTTAAAAGTAAAACAAAATTTCTTTTTTTCAAGAGTAATTTACAATTATTATTAAATAATTAAATTTAATTTCTTGAAAACAATTAAAAAAAGGGAAATGTTTTTAGTATACACCAAAGACAACTGTAATTATTGTGATAAAACAAAAACTCTTTTAGATTCTTCTAAAATTCCTTTTAAATTCATTTCAAAAGAAACAGCAGAAGATTCTATAACTCAGTTTAAAGAAACTTTTAATCACAAAACATTTCCTTTTATTTTTCATAAAGATTCATTTATTGGTGGTTATTCTGACCTTCTTTGTTATATATATTCTGATAAATTTAAGAGTTTAGAAATTTAACTATATGTAAATTAAATATATATCAAGATTCAATTTCAGATTCAGAATCTGAAAACAAATCATTTATATCTATTTCTTTTGAAGCAAGAAATACGCTGTATTCATCATATAGCTTGTAATATGTTTCTTTTGGATTTATAGCATTTTCAATAAAATTTAATTCACATTTAAAATCTTTTTCTTTATGAATGTCATCTATTAAACTCGCAAGTTTATTAGAATAAACAGCTTTTTCTTTCCAGATTAAATCATCTTTTACGTGTTTTTCAGATTCCAAAATTTGAGTGTTTACTTCTTCTTCGGTAACAAGTTCTCCTATTTCTATTGTTATTATTTCTGTTTTATTAGAACCCTTTTCTGTAGCTAAAACCTGAAGTATACCATTAATGTCTATACTAAAAGTAACTTCTATTCTTGGTATTCCTTTTGGAAGAAGTGTAATACCCTTTAATGTAATAACACCTAAAAGTATATTATGTTTTGTTTGTGCTCTTTCTCCTTCAAAAATTAAAATTTTTACATTTTCTTGATTATCATAAAAAGTACTAAACACTTTTGTTATACTACAAGGTATTCCTGTATTTCTAAATATTAAATTAGACATAATCCCCCCAGCTGTTTCTATTCCTAAACTTAATGGACAAACATCCATCAAAATTAAATCTGAATTTAATTGACCATTAATTATAGCTGCTTGAATAGTTGCTCCATATGCAACTGCTTCATCTGGATTTATTTCTTTGGATACTTTTTTATTAAAAAACTCTTCTAACATTTCCGTTATTTTTGGTATTCTTGTACTTCCACCAACAAGAATAATTTGATCAATTTCTTTTTTACTAATTTTTGCATCTGAAAGAGCTTCTATTACTTTTTTTTTACAAGTATCAAAAATATGTTGATTAACAGTTTCAAATGTTTTTCTAGTAACAACAGTTGTTTCAATGTCAGTTTCAAAATTAGCTTTTAATGAAAATGAGAGTTGTTTTTTCAATTGTTCAATGTCTTTTTTAGTAAATTTCCCTTTTAAATGTTTTTTTAAAAATTTTGTCAAGTTATTTTCTAGGTCTTCTCCTCCTAAATTAGAATCACCTTTAGTAGATACTACTTGAAATATATTACTAGAATAATTCATAACTAAAACAGAAATATCCAGAGTTCCACCTCCAAAATCAAATACCAATATATTTTGATTTTTAGAATTTTTCTTTTTGTTTGTTCCATAACTTAAACTTGCAGCAGTTGGTTCATTAATAATTCTTGATACTTTAATACCTGCGAGTTCTCCAGCTTTTTTAGTTGCATTTCTTTGAGCATTAGAAAAATAAGCAGGTACAGTTATAACAGCTTCTGTTACTTTTTCTCCAGTAAATATTTCTGCAGTAGAAATTAAATATTTTATAATTTCAGAACTAAGTTGTTCTGCTGTAAAAGATTTTTTACCAACTTTTATTTTTCCTTTTTTCACTATAGGAAATTGCGTTTTTATTTCAGACTTGTTTCGTCCTATAACACGTTTGACATTAAAAACAACATTAGGATTTTTATTGGCATTTTTTTTTGGATTTTCTCCAATTTCAATTTCAGTTTCTGTTTGAGTTTCAATTATTTCAATGTAACTGGGTGTTGTTCTATTTCCAAATAAATTTGGTACTATTTCAACATTTCCATTTCTATATACTCCTATACAAGAATAAGTTGTTCCAAGATCAATTCCTACTGAAATCATAACTTTCGTTAATGTTGTAAAATTTTAAAAAATTAACAAGTAAACGAATGTTTTCAAACGAATTAATGGAAAAAATAGGATTTTATTTAAATATACCACCAGAAAAGTTTTTGGAATGTTTAAAATGTAAAAAATTAGAAACTATAAAATTTTTATGCAAAAATATTAAAATTTGGGATATTCATTATTTTTATTTTTTTAGTAAAAGTGTTTCGGTTTCTTCTTTGGAAATAATTAAATTTCTTTATTACAAATATAATTTTGTTGTTACCAAAAGTGTATTAAGAATTGGTATAACAAGAAATGATCGCGACATTATTAAATTTTTATGTACAGTGTCTGAAGGAAAAATAATACCTGAAGATTATCTTAAATTTTAACAAGACAAATAGGGCAAGTTTTTTCTTTCCAATTTAATATACATTCTTTATGATAAAAATGATTGCAATTTAATACAAATGGTATATCCCAAAAAGTTTCTAAACAAATAGGGCATTTAGAATCACATAATTTATCCAATTTTTCTGTTTTAAGTTGAACTATAGAATTTTTTTCATCAAAATCAAATGTATATGTAAACTCAGAAGATAAACTACAAAGTAACATTTTTTTTAAATCTTTTAATAATTCTGGATATCTTAAATGATAGTATATCAAATATCCAGAATACCATGTGTTTTGATATAAATGAAATTGTATTTGAAAATAAAATTCAAAATAAGTTGTTGTTAAATTTTGCGACATCAACTATATATTAATTCAATTTTATTTTGTATTTAATTTTTTTCATTTAAACTCCATCCACAATAAGGAATATTACAGTCACAAATGTATGTAGGTTTTTTAATAAACATTGGAACAAATACTGGATTTCCGTCCTTAATAATCAATTTAAATCGCAAATCTTGCTTCATTTTTAAATTATGTATTAACTTACAAATATTTGATAGAAAATTAACGTTTTAAATAAAAACAATTTTGATTTTCATGAAAGACGTAAAAGCTGAATTAATACTGAATACCTTGTATAAATTTTATAATATACAAAAAAACAACAAGATATTAATTGATATAATATCAAATAAAAAATATGCAAAACGTGTTATAGAGTGGTTTGTATCAAATTATTCTAAAAAGAAAAACGTAACTTATCAAGTAAAAAAAAAAGATTTTGATGTATACCATGAATATAAAATTCAATTAAAAAGTTATTCCAAAGAATATTTTGATCCGTTTAGAAGAAAAAACAAATTAAATGACAAATTTATTTTTAAAATTAATCTTGTTAATATAGAAACAACCATAGGACAATTGAATTTTTTTAAATGGGCTATAGAAAATAAAATAATAGATTATGTTATTCAAAATTACAGTGTCATTAAAGAAGATATGAAAAAAACACTAGAAAAAAATATAAACAAAGGTCAAAAAAGAAAAAGACTGTGCGAAAATGCATCCAGAATTTGCTTAAAAGAATACAACAAGGTTACAATAAAATTTAATTAATTCAAATTCATTTACTTTTTATTTTTAATAATGTATAAAACTTTTTTCTACTGATTTTGTATTGTTTTTGGAGAATATAATTATTTCTTAATAAATGTTTATGAAGATTGTAATTATTAGCTAAATAGTGAGTTTCCAATTTCATAAAATCAGTTGAATAATAACAATTATTAAATGCCCATATATAAGAATGTTCTTCAACATTTTTTTCATTAAAATATTTATCTTGTTTTCTATAACACTTTATTTTTAAAAAATAAGATACATTATAAAGTAAATCTCTATTAAGATAAGTCATACTTAAATTTAAATTATTTTTATTTTCAAATTATTTATTTGTATACCAAAGAATTGTAAATTTTTAAAGGTACTTTGAATTTCTTTTTTTTCTCAATAAAATTCGCTTTTAATAAACTCTTGTGTAAATTGTAATTATTTCTCAGATACCATGGTTCTTTGTGTTTTATAAAATCTGAATAATAGCAATTATTAAATGCCCATACGTGGTAAGAACCTTTATAATAACATCTTATTTTTAAATAAGTAGATACAAGATAAAGTAATTTTATTTTGATATACATATTATTTTAAATAAAAAATATTATTATTTAAAATGAATTTACCAAAACAAGTATTTAATTGTATAGAATCAAAAACACTTGTACATTTTAATTATTTATGTAATTTATTAGATGCTGGTGATTCAAAAAATAGAGTTATTATAAGAGATTCAGAATGTTTTAATAATTGTAAAATAATTGCAGATTGGACAGTGAATAAAATCAATATTAAATATCCTGAATATACAGCAAAAAGAACTATAGATAGTCCTTTAATTTTTTATATAAATAAATTGTTTGGTAAAACATATAGAAATTCTGGTTATTTAATAAAATTAAACTTAAAATAAATTTAAAATAAAAATTAAATTAAAATGTTCAAAAGAATAGAAAATTATTGTCTTGCAAAAGAAATTCCGAATAAATTTCAAGAGACTTTATTTTTAAAAGAAGCTTCTGAATTTATTAATTGTAAAAATACAGCCAACTCTGGTATATTATCAGAATGGTATATATCCCAAATTTTGACAAATTTAAATGTAAAATTTCAAATACAGCCACAAATTAAATATCAAAATGGAAAAAAATTTATAAAACCAGATTTTTATATACCAGAAAAAAATTTATTTATAGAAGTAAAAAGCAAAACATTTAATTGTTCCGGAACTGCTAGCGAAAAAATAGATCACATTCCAAGAAAGTATTCCAAATTGAATTTTTCTCAAGAAATTTATTTAAAAAGCAAAGTACTTGTTGTATTTTGTGCTAATGAATTATTAACTCCAAGCACTATAGAATTAATATGTAAAGACCTTTCTAAAAAATCTGAATATACAATTCAATTTATAGATTTGGCAAGAAAATATAAAATAGTTGATTGGGTAAGCCCAAATGAAATAAAATATTATGTATAAAATGAATTTTAATTTAGATTTACTTGAAAATATTAACAGGTATCTTTTTCCTTTATTTTATTACTCTAATGAAGATTCAAGAGAATATGAAATTTATTTCCCATCAACACTTAAATCTGTATATTTTGATTTAAATTTTATTCTTTTTCATGACCATTTAACTAAAAAGGAGTTATATCGCAGAAATTTGGAAAAAAATAATAAATATTCTTTTACTCAAAAATTTTCTTATATAGGAACCTTTAAAGATTTAAAAAGATGTAATCCATTTAAAATATCCAAAAAATATTTAAAGTTTTTAAATAATAAAACTAGATTGTAAATAAAAATGAATTTTAATTTATATTTACTTGAAAATATTAATAGGTATCTTTTTCCTTTATTTTATTACGGTGATAATTCTATACGTCATGTAGTTTATTGTCCAGTAACATTTAAATTTTTACTTTTATTTAATTATGTAGACGATATGTTGATAGATTATTCAACTAAAAAGTTTTTAAATAATTATGGTCATCTTTATTGTTATACATTTAAAAATAATTTTACTGAAGAATTTTTTTATGATAATTCGAAAAAATTTTTAAAAAGGTGTAAGCCATTTAAAATACAAAAAGACTATTTAAACTTTTTAAATAGTAAAACTAGATTGTAAATACAAATGAATTTTAATTTAGATATACTTGAAAATATTAATAGGTATCTATTTCCTTTATTTTATTATAAAAGTTTAAGTTCAATAGAATGTGAAGTTTATTGTCCAGCAACACTTAAATCTATGTATTTTTTTAATTTTGATTGTGAGACGTTAATGGATTATTCAACTAAAAAATCTTTTAATCCATTTTCTAGAAAAATCGAGTTTTTTCCATTAAATAATTATATTTTTACTAGAGATTTTTATTATCTAGGTTCTGTAACATATATGAAAAAGTGTAACCCATTTAGAATATCCAAAGAATATTTAAACTTTTTAAAGAGTAAAACTAGAATAATTTAGAGCATAATTAACTTTAGCTTTTTTAAAAATTCAAGACTTTTTCCAAATCAAAAAATTCTGGATCTCTATCCAAATATTTTTTTGCTCTTAAATAAGCAACTTTTAAATACATATCATTCTGAGAATAATATCTAAATTTTTTTGTTTTTCCACTGGTAGTTACATAAAATGTACTTCCTTCAAAAAAAATAAAAGGACTTTTTTCAATTTTGATATTCTTAATAATGGAATCTCTTGTTTTTTGTAAAAGTTCAAGGTCATTAGATCTCATAATGGTTTCTTTATCAATGATTAATTTGTAACGATTTTTGCTTGATGTAATTTTTTGAATAAATTCCATTGTTTATCTTGCTTGTTTTGGTTTTAATTTTCAATTTTAATTAAATTAATTTGAAAATTAAAACTAAAAAAGTAAAAAACACAATGGGATGCTTTTCTAAAGAATTAAGTTATCGTTTAAATTTTAACAATTTTCTTAGATGTGGTTGTAAAGAACATAACTATGAAATTTGGGAATGCAGATGGGTAAAAAAAGAATATTTTAAATGTTTAGATCATTTTGATTCTGATTTATTTTGGTTAGCATTAAAGAAAAAAGATTATAAATTTTTAGCTTTTTTGACTAAATCAGAAAATTTATTTTTAGATAGCTTAGTTGAAGTTAAAGAAAATTACAAAATTGAAGTAAATGGTATCCCAGAACACCCCAGTTATATCTGGGACAGTGATGAATCAAAAGATTACTCTGATATCTTTAATTGGTATTATCGTATGAAAATTAACATTGTTTTTGTTGATTGCAATACAAATTTAAAAGAATGCGATCCAAAATATTTGGAATTTTTAACAAAAAATAAATTTCCTTTTATTTCTGAAATCAATTAAAAATTTAAAATTGTTTGTCATCTAAAATAAATAAAATAAATATATTATATATTATATATTATATACTTTATGGATTTTCATTACATTAATAATGTAAAATATACAAGAATACAATATTTTATGTTATCTGGAAAAATGTTTGGTTCAAAAAAGTTTGAAAATTGTACTTGTTTTTTTTTAGATAAAGTTGATCAAAATTATGAATTTAAAGAATTACCTAATATGCATTGTTTTGCAACAATAGTTGTAAACAATATTATTTATTACACCAAATTAACAAATTTAGAAAATACAAATGAACTTTGTTATTTAAATTTAATGAAAAAGATTATGAATAAAGGAACTAAAAGACAAGACCGTACTGGAACTGGAACTACTTCTTTATTTGCAGAAACATTAAAATTTGAATTAAAATGTGTTAATAATTTAAATTCCTCTAATAACAAATTAATTGGAAATGGTTCTTTTTATCAAATACCAGTTTTAACCACAAAAAAAGTTCCTTGGAAAATGATTATAAAAGAACTTTTATTTTTTCTAAAAGGATATACTGATACTAAATTATTAGAAGCTGAAAATGTTAATATCTGGAAGGGAAATACATCTCAAGAATTTTTGAGAAAAAGAAATTTACCTTATAATGAAGGAGATATGGGGCCAATGTATGGATTTAATTGGAGGCATTTTGGCGCTGAATACAAAGGAAATAATTCTTCTGAAAAAGGTTTTGATCAATTAAAATATGTAGAAGAAACTATAAAAACAGATCCATTTTCTAGAAGAATTTTAATGACTACTTTTGACCCTAGTTCTGCAGAATTGGGATGTCTTTTTCCTTGTCATGGTTTAATTACTCAGTTTTATAAAAGTGAAAATTTTTTAGACATGTCTGTATACAATCGCAGCCAAGATTTTTTTTTAGGCTTACCATGTAATTTGACCTCTTATGCATTATTACTTTGTATAATTTCTAAAAGAGCAAATTTAATACCAAGAAATATGACATTTAATATGGGGGATTCTCATATTTATAATAATCATATTGAACAATGTAAACAACAACTTAAAAACAATATAAAATGCATGCCATTATTAAAAATAGATGATTCTATAAAAGAAAAAGATTTTTCCGAATTTAAAATTACAGATTTTGATTTGATTGGATATTTTCCAGGACCTGTTATTAAAGGTGATATGGCTATTTAAATAAATTTATTTTTTAATTAAACATGAAAAACTATTTAATTTCTGATATACTTATTATTATAGGAATTTTTTATAATAAAAAATGCTCCATTTATGATTATACAGAATATTACAAGATTTTGATATTTAATTATCAAATAAATAAAGGGTTCATTATAGATTATAACAATTTAGAAATAGATTGTTTTTATTTTGGTATGGATGAAGAGTTTATACAAAATCGTAATGAAGACATCAATTTTAATTTTATTAGAAAAGTAAGGTTTATAGGAAAAACTTGTAAACTATCTGAATTATTAGATTTTTCTGATATAATTGAATTTAATTAGCAAAATATAAATATATAAATAAAATAATAATAGCTATTATTATTGATATAGGTATAAATATAAAATTTAAGTTTAAGTCTGATGGAAGTATAAAATTTGAGTTTAAGTCTGATGGAAGTTCTTCTGGTACTATAAAATTTGAGTTTAAGTTTAAGTCTGATGGAAGTTCTTCTGGTACTATAATACAAAGTTTTTGACATTGTAGACAATTTTTTTTGTCAATTAAAAATAAACATTCGTTACAAGTATTAAAAGTGCAGCAATTATTATATATTTTTTTCATTTCAAAACAAATATTACATTCTTTTTTTTCCATTAATTTTATTTTAAAATTTAATTTATTTTAATTTTCTTCATCAGAATCTTCTAAAAATTCCAATTTTTTTTCATATTTTTTTAATAATTTTGGATTGTTTCTTAATTCTTTTAATTGTTCGTTTCTTGTTTTAAGAATATCCAATAAAACATTATTAAACAATGCATTATTGTATTTTACAGATACCAAATTAAATGTTTTCAACTTGAAAAATACTATATTTAAAGGAATTTCAGTTTTATTACTATGTTCTTTTAAAAATTCATTCATCAATTCAAAATTAATTGGTTCATTGTAAAATGAAATAAATGGAAATTCTTTTGAACCATTATAATAAGATACTAATAAAATACCTCTAAAATCAGTGTTTTTAGTAAATTCCTGAAATTCTGTTATACTTTTATATTGGATAAAACTACATTCTAGATAATCACAAAGGTCCTTTTCCAGAACTCTCATCTGAATTTGCATTTGTAAAAAATAAGTCAAAGGAACATGACGTTGTATTATTTTTCTAGAATAGGGTGCCTTTATTTCCAGTAATCTGTCATCCATTACGCCGTCAGGAGATGCAGCCAGAAAATCATATTCTTTATCTATAACTAAAGAAAAATCTTCTATAATAGGCAAACCAGAAATTTTTTTATAAAAATCAACTGCGATATCTTCAAATTTTTCGCCCCAAATAGTTGCCACCGAACCTACGAAATCACTGGTGGGATTTACTTTTTTAGAAAAAAAAGAATAAAGATCTCCAAAGCTATCGCACATTTCATTTAAATCTTCAGTGTATTCAATTTTAGAATAATGGTTGTATACCGATAACACTTCTTTACTTTTAGGACATATCATCCCCACATTACTTGCTGTAATTTTTGATTGACGAAAAATTTTCCATTCTTTTGATTTTTGAGGATATTTTATTTCTCTAGATCTAAGTTTTTCCATAATTAATTTAATTCAATTTATTTAAAGTTTCACACGTTTATGAAATTCCATATTTATTTTTATTAAATTTTATTTTTCAATTTTAAATTTGAAAAAAATAAATTAATTTTAAAATTAATTAAATAAAATATGAACATTTTTTTTCTTTCTGAAGACCCAAAAGAATGCGCTAAAGCTCATTTTGATAAACATGTGACCAAAATGATTACTGAACTCGTCCAAATATTGTGTTGCGTTTATTATTTTACAAATCCAGAAATTCCATTTATTTAAAATATTGTTATTTTTTTCTTATTTATATCATAAATCCAAATTTCATAATCAAATTTCTTTTTAGTTTCTATACTTTTTATCATATTCTTAATGTAATTAAGTTCAAGAGTCCAAATACTTTTTACTTCTATAATTTTGTTCAAATGTGGTATATAAATATCTGGATAATATTTTCTTTGTTTTTGTAAATAATATTTTATTACTGGGACATCTTTTTTATCAGTTATTATTTGATTTTCTGAAAAAGTTTTTAATAATTCATCTATAATAAAATTCTCATATCCTTGAATTCTTCTTTTATTTCCTGATGGAAAAATATAATCTTTATAAGTTTTTCCTGAATTATTAGCTTTTTCATAACCACAATCTTTACATCTATTTCCTTCTTGAAAATTGTTAAAACGTATTTCAGATTCATTACCACATGAGCAAATATATCTCATTTTAGTAAAATTATTTTTATATTCAGTTGAAAGTAATTTACAATCATGTTCTAAAAAATAATTATATACATAACTATAAGTGTGTTTTTCATTTCCGCTACATTTTTTACATCTTTGTCCTTTTTTAAAATTACTAAAACTTATAGTGGATTCATTATCACATAAACAAATATATTTCAATTTTTCTCGACTATTTTTATATTCAGTTGAAAGTAATTTACAATCATGTTCTAAAAAATAATTATATACATATTCATAACTAAATATATTTTTTGTTAAAAAACAAAATTTACATCTATTTCCTCTTTTAAAACTATGAAAAGATATGGTGCTATAATTACCACAACAGCAAATATATTCTAATATAGAATGAACATTTATATATTCTTCACTTATTAAATAACAAATGTTATCTAAAAAATAATTTTGTACATATTCAAAACTATGTTTGACATATCCTCCCATAAGAATACTATTTATTTTTATTTTATTTAAATACAGATATTCTCCTAAATCTGAACACAAGTCCATGAGAGTTTTAGAAATTATTCAAAAATTTCCACCTACATTGCCAAATATTGGATTAACACCTATTAAATTAGCTATGCCAGATGAATTTAAACAAGAAAATGTAGTTGAAGCTTATCGTAATTATTACATGTCATCACAAAAAGAACATTTAAGATTTTGGAAAAAAAGACCAATTCCAAGTTGGTTCAAAATAAATTAATTTTTTATATATTTATATATTTATTTAAATTTTTATCCTACAAATTTATAAATTAAATAAAACTTGGGTTTAAAAATTAATTTGAAAATTTAAATTAATTTTTAAATTTTTATGTACGAAGATATTGCAGAAATAATTATTGAAAAATTAAAAGAACCGAGAATTAAAGTAATAGAAACTAAAATTTCCACTATTGTTTTTAGCAGTATTAGTTCAAGAAATGACATCATTTCTTTACTAGAATTTCTTAATTCTAGTGATATAAAATTTAGTTTTATTGAAGTCTATATTGATGACGAAAATACCTTTACAGAATTAGATAATGATTATGAACTATATTCTTTTATTTTAAAAAATAGGAATGAATTAAAAGAAATTGTAATTTATTTTTCAAAATAAATTAAATTTTTATCCTAAACAATTTATTAATATAAAGAATATACTAACTAATATCATAAAAAATATTGCAAGTATTAAAAATATCAAATCAGAGTAAATATGATAAAGTATAGCAAAAAGAGTATATAATATTAAGGATAAAAAAACAGCTAAAAATTAACCAGTTTATTTGTATATCATTTATCATAATATGTTAAATAAATTTTTATTTAACATATTATGAATTATTTATTTTCTTCATTGCAAGAATTTTTTCTTGTCAATTTTTTATTGATTTTACTTTTAATAGACCTTAAAATTTTTCTTGAATTTTTTGAATTTAAATTTTAAATGAAAATTTATTTAAATATTATGATGAATGATAGAAAAATAAAGTGGTCAATTTTTATTGGTATGATATCTTTAATACTTTATACCCTTTTTATTGTACTTTATAAAGTTTACTCTGATTTAATATTTTTAATACTTGCAATGTTTTTTTTGGTATTAATTATTGTATTCTTTTTAATTTTGATTTGTTTAGGAGGAATTTAAATTTAATTTTCAAGCTAATAAAAGTTCTTGGTATAAATAATCCCATCCATTTTCATCTAATAAATAGATCATTAAATTTAAAAATTTATTTAAATTCTTTGAAAATAATCGTATTTTTGTTTTCTAAAAAAATCCCAAAAATAAATAATTTCACCAGAATCTGTTCCCCAATAAGAAAAAGGTTTTTCTATATTATGTAAATCTTTAATTTCTATTGTATTTTCTGATAAAATCCATTTGTCATATACAGTATGATATTCTTCATCAAGATAACCTAAAAGATACCCAGAAGCTCCCATTTAATTTAAAATTGAATTTAAATAAATTGTTTACTTTTTATTTAACTAAAATGTATTCTAAACTTACACCTATAGAACATGTATTAAAACGACCAACAGTTTATATAGGTTCTATAACTCCAGAAATCAAAACGATATTAAATTACAATAGTGGTAAATTACAATACACAGAAAAAACAGTTGTTCCTGGACTCTTGAAATTATTTGATGAAGTAATAGGAAATGTAATAGATCAAACTAATAGAAAATTAAAAGTTCCTGTAACAGAAATAAAAGTTGATATTAATTCAGATTATATTTCTGTATATAATAATGGTACAGGAATCCCTTTCTATGAAAATGGTGTTTGTGTTCCAGAAATGATATTTTCAGAATTACTTTCAGGAAGTAATTACAATGACAAAGAAGATAGGTACCTTATTGGACTAAATGGGCTGGGTATAAAGTTGGTGGGAATTTTTTCAGAGTATTTTGAAATAGAATTGGTTACAAACTCTCAAAAATATGTTCAAAGATTTACAGATAATCTAAGAACAAAATCCAAGATTAAAATAACAAATTCTAAAAAACAAGATTCTGTTCAAGTGAAATTTAAATTGAATACTGATTATTTTAAATGCGATTTACCAATTTCAGAATTTATTACAAAATGTATTTTATTACTTCCAATTTTAAATAAAGATATAAAGTTGACTGTAAACAACATTAAATACAAAACCATTGAACTCAAAACATTTATATCCCAATTTATAGAAATTCCAAAGTCCGAAATTATTTATTTTGAACAATTTGATTGGAAAGTAGCTATTTTTCCAGGTGCTAAAAAACAGATTTCTTTTGTTAATGGTGAACTTACAGAATTAGGTGGAAAACACGTAGACTACATTTTTGGTTTACTTGCTAAAGAAATCAATGGAAAGAAAAAGTATTCTATTACAGCATCAGAAATTCAAAATTCTTGTGTTTTATATCTTATTTCTAAAATTAATCAACCTCAATTTAATTCACAAACAAAAGATTATCTTAATACTTCTCCTAGCAAATTTGGAATATCAATAAGTATTCCAAATTCATTTGTAAATTCCTTTATTAAGAGTAGTATTTTTTCTAGTATTTTGGAAAAAAAACAAGACAAAGAAAATTCTAAATTGTCTAAATTAGATGGAAAAAAGAAAACAAGAATAAGTGTTCCAAAATTAGATGATGCAAATTTTGCAGGTACTAAAAAAAGTAATGATTGTACTTTATTTTTAACAGAAGGAGACTCTGCAAAAACTTTTGTTGTATCTGGGTTTTCAATTATAAAGAGAGATTATAATGGTGTATTTCCATTAAGAGGAAAAATGTTAAATGCAAGAGAAGCAACTAAAAAGCAATTGTTGGAAAATTCTGAAATTTCTAGTTTAAAAAAGATATTGGGATTAGAACAATTTAAAAAATATACTAGTACAGATTCTCTTAGATATGGTAAAATTTGTATTGTAGCTGACCAAGATCTTGATGGATTTCATTGTCTAAGTCTAGTTTTTAATATGATACATTATTTTTGGCCAGAATTACTTGCTCTTGGTTTTATTAGTTATATGAATACACCTTTAATAAAAGGTACTTTTAAAGGTCAACGTATTTCTTTTTATTCTGAAAAAGAATATTTAGAATTTAAAAATAATTTGACAGATATAAAATATTTCAAAGGGCTTGGTAGTTCTACAAAATTAGAAGCACAAGAATGTTTTAAAAATTCAGGAAAAACAACAGTTAATTTATCTTGGTCTGATAAATGCGAAAAGGCTGTTCAATTAGCTTTTAATAAGAATTGTGTTTTAGATCGAAAAATTTGGTTAACTAATTACAATGTTCTTGAATCACCAGGAACACTTGCAAACACATTTGATACGTTTATAAATAACAAACTTGTTCAATTTAGCAGTTACGATTGTGTAAGAAGTATTCCTGACCTTGTTGATGGACTTAAACCTTCTCAAAGAAAAGTAATGTACATTATATTGAAAAAAAATATAACCAAAGAAATAAAAGTAGCTCAATTGGGTGCTTCTTGTGCAGAACAAACAAATTACAAACACGGTGAAAATAGCTTGTTTGGGACTATCATAAATATGGCTCAAGACTATCCAGGTTCTAATAATATGAATTTACTAGAACCTTGTGGACAATTTGGTAGTAGACTTTTACTAGGTTCAGATTCTGCAAGTCCAAGATACATTTTTACAAGAATGAATGAAAACACTAAAAAATTGTTTTTATTAGAAGATTTAAAATCAGATTTATTAGAATATCTTGTAGAAGAAAATCAAACAATAGAACCTATTAGATTTTATCCTACATTACCAATTGTACTAGTTAATGGCACACAAGGAATAGGAAGTGGATTTAGTTCTAATGTACCACAATTCAATCCTCAAGATATAATTGATGCTATAAAATGCGTTTTAAACAAAAAGAAACCTCAAAAATTGGTTCCTTGGTATCGTAATTTTACTGGAACAATTGAACCAATTTTAGATACTAATAATTTTGAAATGATTTGTAAACCAAAAATATCTGGATTAAAATTAATTATATCAGAAATACCTATTGGAATTGGTATTACAAATTTCAAAGAAAATTTAGAGGAATTACAAACTGAATTGAATTTTATTATAAAAAAGAATGAAAGTACAGAAAATTCAGTTTACTTTGAACTTTTATTTGAATCTAAAATTAATATAGACATTGTCATGAAAAAATTTAAATTGACTAAAAAAATAAGTTTAGATAACATGCATCTTTTTTTGAATGGAAAATTAAAAAAATTTGATACCGTTTTAGATATTTTAGAAAATTGGATAAAAGAAAAAATTAAATTTATTACAAAAAAGAAAAAATTAATTCTTCAAGAATTTTCTCATGACATACATTTTTTAAATTATAAAATTAAATTCATCTCGGATATTATTTCCGAAAAATTAATTATTTTTAAAAAACCAAAAAAGGAAATATATGAATTAATGACTAAAGATTTTCCTGAAGATGTAATACCTAAATTACTTGGAATGAATATACTTGTATTTAGTTTGGAAGAAATTAAAAAACTTGAAAATCAATTAAAATCTTTAATGCAAGAAAAAGAATTATTAGACTCTAAAAGTATAAAAACACTGTTTGAATCTGAATTAAATAAATAAATTTTAAACTGAAATAAGAATTTTCTTTATATTTAAAATATTTTATTTATTTGTAAGAATTAATAAAACAATTACCCAAAAAACTAAAAACGGTTGCGGGTCTAGTAGTTGCTATGGAAATTATGGACATTCTTTTTGTTCTTTTCGATCAGAAAAGTGTGAGTATACCGTTTCTGATATTTCATTAGATCCTATGGATACATATTCTAATTTTACATTTACGACAAATATATTTTTCAAATAATATTTTATCTATTTTTTTAATCCTTTCTTTGTATTCTTTTTGTTTTTTACTTGTGCATTTTTTACACATTGATTTATTCATTAAATCTGTATCTATCATTTCTTTACATGTATTACAATATTTTAATACCATTTTTGGATTTTAAAAATATTTTATTTAATAAGATTAAACTTAAATGCAAACTAACGCTTGGGGACCCTCAGGATGGAATTTTTTATTCTGTACCATGGCCAATTACCCTGTTAAAATAATACCGGGAAATAAAGAACACCTTAAAATTAAAAAACATTATATACAACACTTTAAATTACTGCAATACTTGTTGCCTTGCCGCTATTGCAAAGAGTCTTATAAACAATTTATATTGGAACTTCCAATAGAACCATATACAGGAACAAGAAGAAAAATGCTTTATTGGTTATATCTAATAAAAGATAAAGTCAATAAAAAATTATTAGAACAAGAAGCTAAATCTGATTACACTGGAAAATTCAGGACCAAGAAAAGCCCTCCATTTGAACAAGTATGCAAAAGGTATGAAAAGTTCCGTGCACACTGTAGTGACAAAACTAAAACTTGCAGGAAACCTAAAATTTAAAAAATTTATTGACAATCTTTGCAACTGTGATTTCTAATTTCCTCTGATTCAAATAAAAGATTTTTACAACTAATACTTTTTTCAAGTTCATCCAATACATGTGAATACATTGTAGTTACAATAAAAGAATCTTCAAGGCTATCTAAAGGATCAAAAGATACTTGGTCTACTATATAATCATATTTAGATGATCTATTTGTATCAAAAGAATCTCCACAATTTACACAAGAATTCTGTTTTTCCCATGTTTTTGTTTTACTTATTCTTATAAAAAGTGTTTTGCACTCTAATTCATACATGAAATATCATATTGAATTTATTTAAAAACTAAAACTTGCAGAAAGCGTAAAATTTAATTGCAAAGAGTCTTATAAACAATTTATATTGGAACTTCCAATAGAACCATATACAGGAACAAGAAGAAAAATGCTTTATTGGTTATATCTAATAAAAGATAAAGTCAACAAAAAATTGTTAAAACAAGAAGCTAAATCTGATTACTCTGGAAAATTTAGAAAAAAAAAAGTCCTCCTTTTGAACAGATATGCAAAAGATATGAAAAGTTTTGTGCTCATTGTAGTGATAAAACTAAAACATGTAGGAAACCTAAAATTTAGAGAACAAAGAAAAATAAATTTTTTAATATTCGAATAATTCTAAATAAATAATATTGTCTTCATAATGAAATTTGTTTTCAATATCAAGTCTTTTTAAGATTTTTTCAGTGTCAAATTTACATTCTTCTTTTAAAATTTGTAAAATATTTTTAATTTCGTTTATATCATAATTAAGATATCTCCAAAAATTATTATCAATTCCGTGTAACATTTTATTGGAACCAAATTCAAATTTAAATTGACCAGCATCTCGTCTATTATAATAAATTCTTTTACAGTGAAAAAAATAATAAGATAATGCATCTTCAACTGAATCAAACCATTCAATATTTACTACAAAACCAATACTAAAAATAATGCTTACATAATATCTAATTTTAATATCTTTAAAAATTTGTGAAATCATTTCAAGTGGAAGATTTTTAATTTGTTTTGCTAATTCCATATTTCAATATAGGATCTTAGTTTAAAATTTCAATTTAATTTTTTAGAGAACAAAAATTTAAAATTTATTTTAAAGCATATTTTTCCAATGATAATTTACATACAGTAATGTATTCTAATAATAATTCTTTATTTCCATATGGTCTAGTGTAATTAATTACACGTTTTTCTATTTCTAATAACCTTTTATATAATATAGTTGCTTCTTTTTTATTTAAATTTAATGGATAATGGATCAAGACAATTAAACAATTCATCTGGGTTTACACGACAAACACTATATAATGTGTTATAAATTATAATTCTTTCTGAATCTGTAAAGTGTGGAGAAATAGGAATTAATTTTAAATGAAAAGCAATTTTATCAGCAAAACTGTTTAATAATTTATTTTTCATATTCAATTTAAAAATTTTAATTTAAATAAATACAAATTGAAAAATGTAAATTGAATAGTAAATATGTCTTACTATAAAATTGACAGTCTTGATTATAAATTGTTAAAAGGTACAAAATTAATTACTTATGATAACAAGTCTTTAAAATTAGAACTTCCTTGGGTAAAGATAAATGGTATTAAAAATGAAAATAATTCTATTTATATTGATTTTAATTTTTCCAAGAATTTTAAAAGCAAATTATTTAATTTAGCTTCTCAATTAAATTACAAAAAAGAAATTAAAATTAAATTAAACAGCAATATAGACACAAAAGATGTCTTTTATTTTACAGAAGATAAAATGCTAATTACAGAACAAGTAAATCCAGAAACTTTAATTGGAAAAAAGGTAAAGTGTTTGGTGCATTTTATTGGTTTTAATAGTTCTAAAGAACTTGTTGTTAAAGTAGAACAACTTTATTTTAAGCACATTGAAGACACTTTGGAAATAGAAGATTGTAGTGACCTTGAAAATTGTTTTTAAATAAATGTTAAATTATATATTAAATTTTATGTTACCTTTTAATTTAGATATTCAAAATCTAATAAATTTTTACTCTATAAAATATTTTGATTTGAATGTAAAAGTATATCAAGTTGGATATGCAAAATACATGTTTAGAAATAATAATAAAGAAGTAATATGTTTAGTTGGATTTAATATAAAAGATTCAAAATTTTGGATAACTAAAAATCCAAAACCTATTGATTCTTATCCAATTAGAGTTAATATAGATACTATACATTTTCATGGTTATATGGGTGATTACTATAAAAGATTATTACAAGAAAATGTTATACCTAAATGGGTAAAGGAATATTTAAATTTTCAGATAATAATTTAATTGAAAATTTAAACTAAACTACACAAAATAAAATGTATGAAGATATTGGACATCTTATTATTAAAAATATGGGTGAAATAAAAATAACAGAAACAAGAATTTCATTAAATATTTGTTTTACAGTATATCAAATATTTGATACAATGGTTTTGTTAAAAGAATTGGACAAAATAAATTTTTCACTTTTTTATAGTTGTAATATCAACTTTTTTAAAAAAGATGGAACTCATTTTGGATCAGAAACAATAAATAATTTAACTCAATCAAGAGTTGAGAAAAGTATAATTAATACAATTGAAAAAGATTTTACAATTTTTTTGAGTTTAATTAAAAAATAATTTAAAAATTTAAATTTACTTGACCTCTAAAAATTTATTAAATAAATAAAATAAATTACTTTTATGCATATATACTTTTATGTTTTTTTCTGGTACATTTCAAGTATATCTATTTCTGTTTTTTATAGAATTGTAGGAAAATTTCATGTTTCTGGATTTTTAACAAGTTGTAGTTTAATTACTCAAAGTTTAATTGCAAGTATTTATACTAGAAAATTTCCGCAATTACATTTTAATTCATTGTTGTCTATATTTAGTTTAGGAATGTATATCATTTTATCTAATGTGTCTCTTCAATATATTCCTATAAGAGTTTCTGTAATGTTCAAGTGTTTAGTTCCAATAATGTCTTTAATTGTTGCTAAATTAAGCAATCTAGAAACTCCAGATTATCATACTGTTGTTAATTTGATTTATCTTACACTTGGTATTGTTTTGAGTAATATAAAAGAAGATTATACTGTTACTAGTATAGTAGGTTATACATTAGCTATTATTACATGTATTTTTTCTGGTTTGAAATTTACAGCTTTAAAAATTTATTTAATGGACAATCCTGCAATTGGCGTATTAAGAGACACCGGAGTTTATATGGGAATTATGACTTTACCTATAGGAATTTATCAAATTTATAATGTAGTCTTTAATTTTAATGTCGAGTATATTTTTTTGAGTATTTTTATAGGATCATTTCTTGGATATTTTATAGCTATATTTGAATATTCAGTTATTAAACAAATTTCTGTGTGGGAAATAATTTTATTTGATACCTTGAAAGAGATAATTTTAATTATAGGAAGTTCATTTTTTGAAGAACAATTAACATTTGTTAATTGGATGGGTGTTTTTATAGTTTTGGTTACTGTTATTTCTTTAAAATATAAAGTTTATCTTGAAGAACTTGTTTATTTGAATTAAAATTTTTTAATTTTCTTTTTCGTTTTCTTTTTCGTTTTCTTTTTCGTTTAATTCTATTATTTCATTATAAAGATTTAATATATCAGATTTTGGAAATTGAGAATAAAATGATAATATTTGAGGTCCCGAAACAAGTATAGGATATACTAAAGTTATTCCAACTATAGCAATTAAACTTATATAAACAATCCTAGTTAAAATATTTTTTAGTGGTTCCCCAGAATAATAATCTAATAAAATTGTTTGTATTTCATATTTTGACAAGTTTAAACTTTTTAATATATTTAAAAAATTTGGATCTTCTGGGGTAATTCCAATAGGTAACCCAGTTTCCGAGTCCAAATTGATAACATTTCCATTAATAATGACATTATTTTTATTGACTTTAATTTCGGAATTTCCTATAGAAACTGTGTCATTTTTTATGGTCATTTCATTTATAACTTTTGTAGTTAATTGTTTAGTAACAGAAATAAATCTTGTTGCACCTTTTAATTTAAGGTAAATTGAAAATGGATCCATAAAGTTTGTTTATTATAAAAAAAGAAATTTAATTGTATTGTTGTAAATTTTTTACACATTTCTTTTCGCTATTAGAATAGGTAAATCCAGGACCACAAATAGCTTCATATTTCGTTGGTCTTGTAGTTTTTCTTGATTCACAATTTTGTTTTACAGAATCCCAATAATACCCTGGACTACAAGAAACACCAGCTAATTCTGGATGAGTAACTGGATGATAAAGTTCATTAATTTCATCAGCAGATTTGTGTGTTGCTTTATAATTTGAAATTTCTTCTGCACTTTTATGAGTAAGTCCAGATCTTCTTCCGGATAGCATCTTTTCAAAACTTGTTTCTGCTCTTGCGATTTCCATATTTGTTGCTCTTGGAGGTGCCAATGGAATTCCACTAGGAGCAGCTGGTACTACCATAGCTGGTTGAGATGCTGTAGCTGGAACTACAACTGCAGCAGTTGCTTCTAATACTCCAGGAGCTACTACAACTGGGCCTTGAGTTTTAAGTTCAGCAATAACTTTTTTGACAGTTTTGACATGCTTTGCTTTACTAGTTTTTGCTTTAGTAGTTTTTTTAGTTGCAGTCTTTCTTTTTGGCGGCATTTGTATTAACTTTAGAAAAAAATTAATTTCTTTTTAAAAAATACAAACATTCTTTTTCGTCTATTTTTGTTTGATGTCCTTGTTTTTCATAATTAACAGGATAATCAAGTACAGAATGATAAATATTATGAAAATGAGAATCCTCAAAATCATGATAGCAAATTTTTCCAGTTCGTGGTGAATAATAAAACCAGTAAAGAATCCTTGTATTTTCATAATAAAAAACAGGAAATAGATAATTATTTACGTTTTCAAGTAAATCTAAATTCAAGTAAATCTTATACTTTTATACATTTTTTATTTTATTTCCTTATTTTAATTTAAAAATTAATTAATCTATATGACTTTTGCTTTAGTAAATGGAAATATAATTAATGCAAAATTTACAAAACTTCAATGGTTTGAAATTTCATTTCAACAAAATTTAACAAAAGAATTTATATCAGATTATCGTGATAAACTCTTTGATATAGCTATAAAATACAAGCAATTAACAAGAAAAAAAGGTATAGTGTTTCAACCAAAATTTGTACAATTTTTAATACAAGAATGCAATATTTTAGACAAATTTAGTACATTTAAATTTCAAAAATTTGATATGCCAAAAGGTTTATTTAAAGAATTTTTTAAATTTAAAGAATATGAACTCAAATTTAAAAAAAAGAGCATAATTTTTATAATAGATAAAAATCCGTTGAGTATTGTTTTATTAAATATAAGAAAGCAAATAAAACTTGCATTTCCTGAAATGAGAAAAGCTTTTATAAAATCTTTTATTTTAAAAAGAAAACCAGATACATTTATTTACATGTATGAAATAGTCTTATCAGAAAGACCAATATTAAAAACAAGAATAAATTTTACTTAGAAAATTAAATTTTTATCTTCAAGATAATTTGTCACAATTTCAACAAGTTCTTTTTTTTTATGATTTTTAATTTTAGAATTCAAATCCAATTTTTCAACAAGTTCTAATAATTCTTCTTTGGAAAAAATACTCAATTTTTTTCCAGTACTTAATTTTCTTTTGTCTTCTTCTGTTGGATCTATTTCAGTAAAATCAAGAATTCTGAGAAATCCATCATTTTCGCCAAATTTGTTTAAAAAGTGTCCAAATAATGGTTTTGTTTCTGCAAAACTTTGAAAATGATCTACAGTAATTTTATGTTTTTCTATAACAGTAGCTGTCTTTTTCTTTATAAGTTCTGCTTTAACTCCAAATTTAATATGGTACATTAAAGTTTTGGATGTAATATCACTTTTAAATTTTTCTGTTTTCATTGAAAATATTACAAAATTACCTTTTAATATTAAATAACCTTGTAAATTTAAAGGTCCTTTGAATATAAATTCATCATTTTGCATTCTTTTTAAAGTGCTTTTTAATTCTTCTTGGCATACATTATTGTCTTCTATTTTAGATTGTATAAAATCTAATCTTAAATAATTATCAAACCCTTGAAATAATTTTACAATTTCTTTTTTTATAAAATCATATTTTATGTCATCTATTTCAAATGTATTATAATCTATGTTTTTAGTTTTAGGTTCAAATATACAAGGTGTATCACCATTCCTAGATTTATTCAACCAACAATCTACAGCTATACTATTTAAAATTTTGGTAGCTTCATCTATTCCTATTTTCTTGTTTCTAGATATTTGATATTTATATTGATCTATAGTTTGAATACCTTGAATAACAGCTATATATTTAAAAACATTTACAACTGCTTTTGGATTGTTTAAATGACTATTTTTTCTTATAGCTCTTCCTATAACTTGTTGTATTCTGCTGTCATTCCAATGCGGATCTAAAATATGAACATTATAAACACCTTTTGTGTTGAGACCTTCACTTATAATACTTGAACAAAGTAAAATTTCTTTTGGATCTTTAGAATTACTAAATAATTTTACAGTTTCTTTTTTATTTTTAGTATCTTCAGATATCAAAATGTATTTTATTTTGTTGTAATCAAAAACAAGTTTAATTAAATTCACACCGCAACTTTTGCTAACAAAATTAGAATAAACAATGGATTTACCTTGAGTAGTTTTTAATTTGTTTAATAAAGTATACAATTTTATACTATGACTTTTTAAATTTTCATGTAATAAAAAATCACCTGATATTTCTTTGATGTGACTTGAATATCCAGGATATACAATCATACTTGCAGCAACTTTATTCATTTGTAAAGCACTAATTTTTGAATTTAATTCACGATATCCTTTTGCTTGAAAATCTGACATTTCAAGAACAAGATCAATTGTTCTTTGTTTTGCAAATGTTTTCTTGTCAATTTTGAGATAACTAATAATTCCTTTTCCCATGAATTGCAAATATTCTATACCATTAGGTGTTAATCCATTTTTTCTTACTAGACCATCCAATTTGGAAACTCTTTTATTAGGTTCTACTAAAAAATTAAGTAAATCAAATATTTGTCCAACTTCATCATACATTGGAGTACCTGAGAGTAAAACTATTTTTACCTTTTTTGAATTATCTATGCATGTTGTAAATTTTTCTACATTGTTTTCAGAAATAATATTGTGGGCTTCATCAACTATTACAACAGAATCTTCTGGAAATCCTTTACTAAAAATATCAAAATCTTTATAGGTATGAAAAGAATATTTATCTGCAATATCTTTTTCATTATATTTTTCACAACCAAAAATTAACTGGTCTTTATAACTTGCTAATAAAGAATCATTTTTTGCAAAAACATATGCAAACTTTTTGTTTTTTTCTGCAATAGCTATACTTACAAATGTTTTTCCAGTACCTACTTCATGAAAAACTAATATATTAGAATAAGGCGTTTTAGGAGCAAGATAGTTAGCAAGAAATCTTTGTTGTGGTTCGTAACAATACAATTTTTTCATGACATTTTCTATTTTATTATCTATAAATTCTTTTTTTTGTAAAATTTTTTCATAAAAATTGGGATCTGAAATCTCGGGATACATTTACAATTAATATATAAAATAAAAAAGTAAAATAAAAAAGTAAAATAAAAAAGTAAAATAAAAAAGTAAAATAAAAAAGTAAAATAAAAAAGTAAAATAAAAAATTAAAATAAAAAATTAAAATAAAAAATTAAAATAAAAAATTAAAATAAAAAAGTAAAATAAAAAAGTAAAATAAAAAAGTAAAATAAAAAAGTAAAATAAAAAAGTAAAATAAAAAAGTAAAATAAATAAATTTAATTAAAATTATGGATCTAGCAAAAAAATATTATAAACCTTGCGAGATTTATTTTAAAAGATGTGAAATTACAGAAAAGGAAAACTTTTTTAAAAGTCAAATATCATTTTATTTTGCTGTAGATGCTTGGAGTAAAGTGCTTGGTAAATTGATTTCACAAACAAATGACATACTCACAAGAAAAGTATTAATAGATAATTTATTAGATGAAAATGGGCAAGTTCCACATGTTGTTTCTTATGAAAATTATTTAAAATCTTTTAAAATACCATATAAATTAAAAAATTCTGGATGTGTAGAAAAATTTATTAAAAATTTAAATAAAAATACAACAGTAGAATATCTAGGAATGATTGAATATTGTTTTGCAATACACTGCAAACATTTTATAAATGTATTAAAAAAAAGAAATTTATTTAAAACACAAACGCATTTTTTAGAACATTCAGAATTAGATTTAAAACATGCCAAATCTTTATTTGATTGTTCTAAAGAAGAAGACTTAATTAAAGAATCTAGAATTAGAATAGCAAATAGAGATTTTAATGCTCTTTTTGAAGAATTAACAACTATTTTTAGTTTGGAATTGCCAAAATTTGGAAAAAGTTTTGAGGATTGTAATCCTGAAAAAATAATAGTGTCTAAATTTAATTGTAAAACTTCTCTTTGTATAGGAAGTGGTGGAAATATAGCAAAAGAACTTGACTCACTTGGAATTAAAGTTGTAGTTATAGATAATAATAATGCACAATTAAAATATATAAAACAAAACAAATATATTCTTGGTGCATATGATGAACAATTTATATTAGCAAAAGAATTTGGATTTCAAAATGTATTTTGTCCTGATAGACTAATCTCTATATTTGGAAATCAACCAATGACAACAAATGAAGATTTTTGGAAAATAGCTGAAAATTTATCTAAAACACAATTTGATTTTAATGATACGCCATTATCTACAAATGTAAAGTATATCTGTAAAGACATTATACAATTAATTAAATATGAAACAGTTTATTTTGATTTTATTTACATGTCAAATGTTTTAGATTGGAAGTCTTTTATTTCAGAAAAATTTTTAAAGCAATTATCAAAATCTTGCAAATATTTTTCATTAAGAAGATTAAAAACAGATTCATTACATTTGGACACTTTTTTTGGTGGTAATTACTTTGAATTGATAAATGATCCAGAATTAAAAGACCCAAATTATCAATTTTATCTGTACAAGAGTAAAATAAAATAAATTGTATTACATTTTAAAAAAGATATACGTATTAATATTTTAAAATACTTTGTGATTAAACCATCTACAAAAATACTTTTATCTGAAACTAATGATTGGAGTTTTTATTTTGATGAAAAATATTTTGATTTTTTAAAAAGTATAAATAACAAAAATAATGTATTTTATGTAGAAACTACAAGCTTCTGTATTTGTAAAGATATTAAATGTAAAATTCAATTCTGTAATAATTATTGGATTGAAAAAACTTTTGTAAATAATACTTTTGTTTTTGTTCCAAAAGGAAAATTTTTGGATAAAGAAGGATATTTTCCAACTATACGAATAAATGGAAACTGTAAACATAGACTTGAACAACTTTCAAAATTATATTTGTTGGTATGAAATAAATAAAATTGAAAATCCAAAATAATAAAAGTAAATTACACTTATCTTATGGACAATATGACAATTGACGACAACACTGAAATTTATTTTTCAGATATTCACAATTTTACAAAAGAATCTTTGAAAGAAAACGGAAATTTAATCAAATACATTTCCGCTCCTTCCGAAGAGCTTCAAAAAATAAGCGTATACAATAATGTTTCAGCATACAAGTATATTCAAAATCCAACTAAAGAGGTTACAGATTTTGTTATGCAAAAATATGAAACAGCAATTGAACAACTTACGAAAAGAAAAAGTGATTTGGTAGACGATGTCTTGGAAATGTTATACAATGACAAAATTCAAGACTAGTTGGAGTCAAACCATTTTGGATTTTTCAAAACTTGTTTAGAATTTTGCTCTAAAAGAAAAATTGAAATTTTAAAGTAAACACCTTATTTTAATGCCAAGCTTTATTGAAGCAAAAAGAGACATCGAAGCAAAGTTGAACAAGGTCAGAACATTAATTGATAATTACAATATTGATACTCATTTTGAAGACAAAAACATGGGATTTCATAATCGTTATGAAACTATCTTACAAGTATTTGAATCTCAATTAAATCAATTTGAGATTGAACTTGACCAATTCAATGAAGAAATCGAAGATTTTATTTCAGAAAACTTGGATTAAAATTTATTTTTAAAAAATTCCAATTTTTTAGTGCTCTAAATTTTTACTTAAATAAATAAAATAAAACAAATAAATTATGTCTTCAGATAGATTTTTTATTAAAGAAGAATACATTAAGCAATTAATAAACGTATTTGAAAAACCAATTTATGATATTATTATTAAAACGTTTGAAGAATCTAAATTAGAATACATTGAAGAATCCAAGAAAGAACAGGTAGATCTTTTAGAAATTTTTCAAAAAAGATTATTAGAAATTAGAGATTGGAATTCGGATAAAATACAAACAGTTTATCGTAGTATAAGAAAAGATGATATTAGTTCTGAAACAGAAACATTTATTAATGACTTGGTAGAGCAAGTTATAAAGTCTGAAATTGCATTTTTGCTACAACAAAATAATCCAGAATTTAAAATTAAAATTCCAAGTAATGCTCTAATTTTTTTTAGAAGTTTAAAGGGGACTGTTACTAGAGTATATGAAACTCCTTTTATTGTAAATACAGCTGACATATCTGATAATCAAAGATATCAGTATAATAATACTATAAAAGAATTGATAGAATTAGGGATTAGAAATACTATTCAAACTTGCACTATAAATGATATTTTCTTTAAGGAATTAAAAAAAATTGATTCTGCAGATTTAAATTCAGATTTAGAATCTCAACTTTCTCAAGGCTCTCAAGAAAAATCATCAAAACAAATGGGAGAACTTGAAAAGTTTCAAGAAACATTAAAGTCTCTTCCAGTAACAAGAGAACAAAGCCCTGTTCAAAAAGAAGAAGAAGAAAAAGAAGAAGAAGAAAAAGAAGATCTTCAAGATTATTTTGATTTTCCAAAGGCACCAGAAAATGAAGGTGTTCCAATAAAAGTAAATTTACCTAATTAAAATAAATAAAAGTATTTAAATTATAAATTATCATGGGTGCTAAACATTCAAAATTAAAAAAAGATTTTGATTCTGAGACTGCAACTTTTGTTGAACCTGAAATAGATGAAAACAATCCATTTTTTGATATAATAAATGCAAAACAACTTTCTTGTAAAATTAAAAATGAAAAAGAAAATCAAAAAAATAAAAAAAATGAAAAAATTGATTGTATTTTGAAAATATTTGAACACGATTTAATTAAATTAATTAACTCCAATTTTAATATTAATAATTTTTCTTTTGATATTAAAAAAATAATTAAACTTTATTATAGCAAAAATGATTTTAATATATTATACAAAAATAAATTAAAGACTAAAAATGTAGTTAATAATATTAACTATTATTTTAATCAAATGGGTTATAATATTTACAAAACTGAATTTAATGAGTTTGAATGTTGTTTATATTTTTATTTTGAATTTTTAAATAAATTAAAATAATATTAATAATCTGAAATGTCTGAAACTATCTTATTAAAACAATGGCAACAAGAAATAGAAAATTGGGGAACAACTTCAGAAGAAAAAGAGATAAAGAATGCTAGATTAGCTGACCTTATGACCGTATTAATTGCTATATTTATAGCATCTATGGAATTTACAAGATTATTTACAGATCTCAAAGTTTCTGGAGAATATGCAAGTATTATGAATTTTTTTGTTGCTGTAGTTGTAGCAGTTCAAAAAAGTTACAATTTTGATGGTGAATCACAAAGATTTAAAAATATAGCAAAGCAATGTTATCAACTTTCTGATGACATTCTTTTTCAATTAAATGAAAACATAGCACCAACAAGAGACTTGAATGAATATACAATTTCTGTAAAAGAATCTAGAGAAAAAATAAGGGAAACTTTGGCTTGAATTAATTTATTTGGTAATAAATAATATGTCAGTAATTTATACAATTTGCCAATTAGAAAATTCTGAAAAAAAAAGAAATATTTGTTTCTTCTAAAAATAGTTTTAAAAAATTAGAAGATGCTAAAAATTTTGTAAAAAAACAAATTAAAGATGAAAACAATGTTTGGTATGGAGATAAAAATTATTATAAAGATGTGTATTTAAGTAATTTTTTTGGTGTTACAGAAAATTATTTTTAAGAATTGGGACTTGTATATTTTATTGTAAAACACGAGACTAATGGCTTATTTGGATATGCAATTTATAAAAGTAAATTTAAAAAAATAAGAGAAACTTTGGCTTGAATTAATTTATTTGGTAAAGTAAATGGAATTTCTACCTCTAAAAAATTCATTTATTGAAACAGATAAATGATTAAAAAAACAATACAATTATAATAAAAAAATAATAAAAAAATATTAAAAAACAAAATTTTTTCAGATGCAATTTTATTTTATATTTTACATGGTCCATTACTTAATAGACAATTGGCATTTGAAAAAATAGATAAAAATGACTTTCATTATATTAAGACATTAGATACTATTTTATCAAATGCTCCTAAATTAGAACAAGATATAAATGTATACAGATGTAATTCTGTTAAATTTGATTTTAAAAGATTACCAAAAACATTTACAAGTACTAATTTAAAAAAAGAATCAGCATTAAATTTTTCTTCTAAAAAGAATGGTATTTTAATAGAATTTATATTAAAAAAAGGACTACAATGTATTTGTATTTTCCAATATAAAACAAAATTTTCACATGAACTAGAAATTTTATTACCAAGAAATGTAAATTATACTATAATAGAAAAAAGAAAAAACTTTTTCAAAATAAAAATAACAAATTAAAGTAAATTTAAAATTTGAAAAAATAAATTTTTTTAAAATAAAAAAATGTTTGTCAAGTTACTTAATGAAAATGAACTACATCATAATTTTAAATATAAATTTGGTAAAAATATATGTTCAGATTTTAGAGCAGATATAGAATGTGGATATGGTTTACATTTTACAGATTCTGATAATTTTTACAAGTGGTTAGATTATTCTAAAGCAACACATTTTAGACAAGTTTTTTATTCAAAAAATATGATATCTTATCCAAAGGAATTCAAATACAAAGCAAAAGTTATTTCATTGGGTAAGAAAAGACTTGTATCCGAATTATTTGATACAATAAAGATTCAGAAATTAGCTATAAAAGAAAATGCTCATAATATAAAATATATTGAAAATCCATCAGAATCAATACAAAAATTAGCAGTAACAAAAAATCCGGATGCTATTAGATATTTTAAACCAACTACAGAAGTTAAAAAATTAGCAGTTAAATTAGATAAAACATGTGTTTCTTTTATTTTTTAGAGAACAAAATAAATTAAATTTTTAAAATATTTTAAAAGTTGTGAATATCTTTATTGTGTCTTTTGATATTTACTTCCCAGTTTTTTAATTCTTTTCCGCAAAAACATTTGTATTTTATACCATGCCTTCCATTGTAATGTTTTTTTAACTTCCATTTTTGTGGAAATTCTTTAAAACAAATTGGACAGTAAATAAGGTTGTTGTTTAACAATTTATCAATTTCCATATATTTTTTATCCAAATTAATATGAAAATTCAATTAAATTTTAGAGCACTCAAAATTTAAAATTTTTTTAAAAATTGTGCATTTTCCTATTGTGTTTTTTAATACCACCAGACCAGTTTTTTAATTCTTTTCCGCAAAAACATTTGTATTTTATACCATGCCTTCCATTGTAGTGCAATTTTAATTTCCAAGTGTGAGAAAATTCTTTAAAACAAATTTTACAATAAAAAAGATTGTTATTCAACAATTTATCAATTTCCATATACTTTTATCCAAATTAATATGGAAATTCAATTAAATTTGATCTTAGAGCTCTTTAAATTTAAAATTTTTTTAAAAATAATGATATATTTTATTGTGTCGATCTACATTATTTTTATAATTGCTGATAATTTTTCCACATAAATTGCATTCAAATTTAGGTCCATGAGCACCTGAAACATGATATTTCAAAAGATATGGATTTCTAAAAAATTTATTGCAAATAAAACAACAATTTTTTTCGATGTTTAACAATTTGTATATATTCATATTTAATACAATATACAGTTTAGTTTAAAAATTCAAATTTAAAAGGTTAAATAAACTTTTTTTTTAAAAAGTTAAATTAACAAATAATAATGGTTACAATTTTTGGAAATTTAAGAAAATACCACAATTTTATAAAAAATAATATTATTCAAAAATATATTACTAAACCATCTAAATTATTAGATTTAGCTGTAGGAAAGGGTGGTGATATTGGAAAATGGAAAAAGAATGAAAATATTGTTTATGTTGAAGGGTATGATATAAATAAAACAAGTATCAAAGAAGCAAGAAGAAGGTTAAAGCTTGCAAAAATTAAAATACCTGTAAAATTTTATGTAAAGGATTTATCAAGAGATACATTAGTTTTACAAAAATTTGATGTTATTTCAATACAATTTGCATTTCATTATTTCTTTAAAAATGAAGATACTCTTCAAACAATATTAGATACTATAAATTTGAATTCTAAAAAAGGAACAATCTTAATGATGACAATTTTAAATGGTACTCTTATTAAAAATATAAATACACCAGATCTTCAGGTTAAAAAATTGGACAAGAATAATTTTGATGTTTACAATAATGAACTTTCTGTATATATAAAATACTCTGTTCTTGATGTTCCAACAATAGAATACATTGTAGATCCAATCTTTTTAATTTTTAAAATGAAATCTATTTCTTTTGAATTAATGGATACTCTAAATTTTTCTGAATTTGATTACAAATCTTTTGATTTGACCAGACTTGAAAAAAAATATTCATTTATGAATCAAATATATATTTTTGAAAAAATAAATTAAAAATTAAAAAATAAATTAATATGAATTTAAATTTACTTTATAATATTTATGATTATTTATACCCTTTATTTTATTATAGTTGGGATATTAACTGCGATTTAGAAATTTATTCTCCAGTAACTAAAAAATCAATTTGTAAAAGTAAATATAAAAACAAGTATTATATTTTGCGTTACAATTACAGAAATATAAATACAGACTGTATGTATTTTAGTCCATTTAAAATATCTAAATGTAGTCAATTTAAAATATCTAAAGAAGATATTAAATTTTTAAAAACAAAATAAAATAATGCTTTATCTCAATTTAGATTTACTTGAAAACATAAATAAATACTTGTACCCTTTATTTTATTATTATAATCCAGATCAATTGTTTGAATATCGAATTTATTCACCAATGGCATCTAAAATGATATGTAAAATTTTTAATAAAGAATATCGGGAAATTAAATGGGAAGATTGTAAAATTATACCAGAATTTATAGATTTTGATTATGATATTTTTGAAAAGTGGGAATTTGTAGAATTAAGAAAAGATTCGATTCGATTTTTAAAATCAAAAATTTAGATGACAAAATAAAATAAATTTTTTAAAAAAATCAAAACTTTTTCAAAAAACTTTTTCTTGATTCAAATTTTAAAAGTGTTTTATCAGTTAAAAATTTATTTTTTACTTTAAAAGGAAAATACTCAATTTTTGTAGCATTACCATAGTTTATTTCTCCAAATTTTACTTGAAATTTGTTATTTCCAATAAAAAATAAGGTGCTATTTGATTGATATGCACCAACTAAAACAAATAATTTGTCAAAAACAAGCGCCTTGTCAAGAATTTCATTTCTTATAAAATAATGAATTTCATTTTTGTTTTCAAAAACATAAAATTGCATAATGTAATTGTATTTACTTTTGTATTTCAAATTTAAGCTAGTGTAACACCACCTGTGTAATTAATAACTCTGTATACTTCATTTCCAGAACCATTTACACCAATAAATTGAAGTTGACATCTATTTGCTGTTAACATTGTAATAGTATTTACAGCTGTACTTGGACCTTGAATAAAAGTGACTCCTGTTGCAGGATAAACAACACTAGTACCTGTACCTGTAACAAAATTTTTAATAGCTCCAACTGGTGGTGTAAATGTTGGATTAAAATAAAGTGTAGCAATTGCTACAGTTGTAAGAGTTGTACCATTAGACACAGCACCAGGTGCACCTGCAGAACCACCAGTTGATACAGATTCTGTAGTGTCAACTGGATTTAAAGCTGGAAGATAACCTGTTGCTGAAGGATGATAATTAGATGCGATTAAATTGGACATATTCTATTTGTAATTAACAGAGAAAATAAATATTTATTTTTGATTTAAATTTAACTTGGTGTTCCAGTAGTAGAAAGTAATCTGTACATTTGAAGCCCACTTGTGTTTAAACCAATATATTGAAATCTTGCATATTGCGTATATGCTGTTGTTAATAATACTTGAGTAGCAATAAGTGTATTAGTTGGACCTTGAACAAAAACGCAATTGTTAGTTGCTTGAATAGCCGCTTGAGCTCCACCAGATTTTTGGTAAAAATCTTTTATAGCTCCTATTGGAGGAACTACAGCTGGTGTAAATGCAACAATACCTGTACTTGTCAAGTTACAAAATGTTGCACCTCCTTTTGTTGCAGATTGTGGAGATGCAACTGTACTTGCTGCATTTTCAATAATTTCAGGAGAAATCAAATTTGGAAGATAACCAGATGATGTAGCGCGATAATTACTTGCGATTAAATTGGACATATTCTATTTGTAATTAACAGAGAAAATAAATATTTATTTTTTAATTTAGACGACAGTTCCATTTGTAGAAACCAATCTGTAAACTAATTTTCCAGAACCATTAACACCAACATATTGAAATCTTGCAAATTGAGAAAGAACAACATCTAATGTAACTGTTGCAACTGAAGTACTTGAACCTTTTATAAATACAACGGTAGTTGGATTTGGAGTAATAGCACAAACATTTGTAGCAGTTGTACTCATTTGAATAAATTCTTTAATAGCCCCAATAGGCGGAATTGCAGCTGGATTAAATGTAACTGGGGTAACTCCAGCAGCCGTACCAGTAGAAGCAACTGTTGTAAGTCCACCTTTAACTGAAGTCAAAGCAGGACTAACAGTAAGTGAAGTTGTCAAAGTTTCAATTGCTTCATTACTTTGCAATGAAGGTAAAAACCCAGTAGATGTAGCACGATAATTAGATGCGATTAAATTGGACATATTCTATTTGTAATTAACAGAGAAAATAAATATTTATTTTTGATTTAATTTATTCTTAGTACAGATTTAATTTTTTTAGAAATAGAATCATTTTTAGATAATTCTTTTCTCATATTTTCTAATACCTTGTATTCTATTTCTGATTTTGTATTTGTATTAAATTCCAACTTTTCTTCTCTATTCTTTTCAAGTTCTTTTAATTTTGTTTTTGTATCCTTGAAATTGTTTTCTTCTTTGTATCTTTTCTTTTCATATTTATAAGTAACATCATTAAAAATTGGGCGATATTCTTCATTTACAGGAAGAATTTCTTGTTCTGAATTTCTTATAATATCTTGAAATTGAAGTGTTGGAAGTCCTCCCCCAAAAGAATAATCTATACCATTTGATGGTACAATTGTATTGTCTCCAAATTTTCTTTTATTGTATTCAAAAATTTCATTAAATGTTCTATTATCAATATCTTCCCCTATAAAATCTTCAACAAATATATCTGAACGATTATTTTTTAAATCTAATAAATTTTTAGCATTATACATTTCTGGAACACTGTCATTGTAAAACAAATTTTTACGATCTTTGTCAAATTTAGCATGGTCTATTTTTTCTTTTGTATCTGTATAATCATTCTTATTTTCTTGAATATAGTTTTTGTATGATTTTTTATTTTCAAGAGAATCTACAGTATTAGATTGAGCATATTTTTCTAATAATGTCTTTGCTTTTCCAAGAATAAGAAATTCCGTTTCCTTTCCTTTTACTAATTGAGGATGATATTTTTTGCTTCTTTCTTGATATTGAATTCTTAATTGGTCAAGAGAATAAAATTCTGGGAGTCCCAAAATTTGCAAAGATGTTTCAAAATCTAATTCAGGAAGATCCATAATTAATTTATTTTACAAATTATTTAAATTTTTTAATTTAATCGAAAAAATTTAAATGACAAAAGTTTTTAAATTTTTTAAAAAATTTAAAACTTTAAAATCAATTCATCTTTATGAGAATAAAAAATTAATAAAAATATTAAAATTAAATCGTCTAAATTGTAGGTATAACACAACCACATTTGAAATAAAACAAGCGCCTTTGTATCCAACCACATATCTTTTCTTTTAGGCTTTCCATTTTCAAATTTATTATTTATTTTTTAAATTTCAATTGAAAAATCGCTTTCTGTGTCTACAGACACACAATCTGAAAAATCCCAGTGTCTAGAATCTGAATAAGGTTGATTTGTTCCAAAGTTTTTATGATATTTTTCTTGTATCTTGAAAAATTTAATTTTTGGATTCAAATCTTCTATTAATTTTCTTGTGTAGTCATGTATTTTTCTAAATTCAAAAACATGATTAGTATTTTGAAAAATTAAAGCAAGTTGAAGAACTATACTTGGGTCCTTTACATATTTTATCAAACTTGGGTGTTTTAAAAAAACAGTCAACTCCAAATCCGCACAAACAGATTCCCTTTTAATTAAATTGTAATTTTTATAATCGTCATTTAAACTTATTTCTTGTAAAATTCTACTTGGATTAGGTATCCATTTTATAGTAGAACTTTTAATTCTAACAGCTAATTCCATGTATTCTGGGTCAAATATTTTTAATTCTATTATGTTTTTTAATAAATTAGGTGTTTTGATTAATTGAATTTTAATTTCTTTTTTTGAATGAGATTTAATATACTGAATATTTTTTCTTGTATCACAATTTGTTTTTGACATGCATACGAATTTCATTTCGCCTTTATAATTTTCTTGAAATAATTTATCAATAAACCCACATCTTCTACAAGTATTAATTGCATTCATATTTAATTTAATTTATTTTTATTTAATTTAATTTGAATTAATTCTTTTGAATCATCAAGATATTCTATAATAACTGGTTCAATTCCAAATAATAAATTATAATATTCTACAGGGAAATTTTTAATGTCTTTGGTCCAAAAGTGCCCTAAAGGATCTAAATAAAAAGACAATTTTTCTGTAATGTCATAAATTTTGTCAAACTTGTCAATTAAAAATACGTGTCTTTTGGTTACAGTATTAAATTGTGTGTTAATTAAATCCAATTTTGATAGATAATCTTTAGATGATGTATTAATAACAAAACGCTCTACAGGTGAAAAAGAATCAGAAATTGTAATAAATTCTTGAGTGACATTTAAATCAATATAAGGGTGAACAAAGAATTTCTGATAATACCAATAATAATAAGGTAATAAAGTATCAATTGTATAATTATATAATTGAAGTAATTTTGACAAGATTCTCATAAAGGCAATTAAATTTATTTATTTAAAGAAATTTAAATTATTTAGTAATATAAATCATGTCTTTTGCTAATTTTTTATTAAAAGGATATCAAGAACCTAGTAAATTTACTGACTTGTTATTTAGTGAAGCCAATTTGAAAAATGTAGCAAACCAGATTGTTTACAATAATTATCTTGAAACTAAAAAAAGTATTAAAACACCTGACCTTATGAAAGTAGGTGAACATTTAAGAAACATTTATTTAAATTATGGACAATTTACTGAAACCAAAAATATTAAAAAAGAAATAAAAAGATTAAATGATGCAACTATAGCAAGTTTAATGCCTTATATAATTTCAGATACTAAAGATTACTATGAGAATTTAATTGAGTTTTCAAATCCAAATGGTGTTTATATTCCAGAAACTCCTATTAATCCGAGTATTACAGGAACAAAATTATCTAGAAGTCCTGCAGACATTTTATTAGGTGATGACTTTTTTAAAATTGCAAAAATATTAAATCAAAATTAAAATTTTTTTATTGTGTTTCTTTTAATAATTCAATAAATATAGGGATTTCATCGAATTCTTCGTCTTCTAATAATTTTGTATCTTTAGATAAATGAGAATCTTTAAAATTCGAATATTTTTCATAATAATAATTATAATTAATATCTGATACAAACATCACATTTTTATCACCTAAAGATTTTATATATTTAGAATTATAAATTTCAGTATCCAAATTTTCTATTTTAATTTTTATATTGACATCTTCGATATAATAAGGACCACAGCAATCTATAGAAGAATGATAAAATGTATTGTAAAGAATTATTTTGCTTTTATCATATAAAATTGCCCCATCATGAGCAAGTTGACTTTTCAATAAAATTAAATTTTTAAAATTAAATTTAATCATAATCTCTTTTATTTCATTTTCAATATCAGTTAACAATTTATTTCTATTTTCGATAAAATGCAATATTTCTTGAGTAAACGTATTTTTCTTTATTTCAAGTACTAAAGCATTTTTGAAAAAATAAGATTCAAAATAATACCAATCGGCTCCCATAATTAAATTTAATTTTTTTATTTAAAGTTATTTATTTTCCATTCTGTTATTAAAAATTTTTTCAAATTGTTTTCTAAATCTTTATCCAAATTACGCTTGTTTACAAAAATATCATTTTTACCGTGATATACTGTAAAATAAAATTTTCCATCTAATTTATTTTCACAAATAGAACTATAAGTATTCTTTAAATACTTGAATTCTGGTTTATACTGAGTTAAATTTTTAGAATAAATACAAATTTTTTCCATTAATAATACAATAGATTTTTTTATAAAGTCAAGTTAATTTTAAAATGGAAATTGTTTCAGAGTTTAATAAAAATTTAAAAACTATTTTTAATTTTCTTGAAAAAAATAAAAGAATTTTAAAAATAAAAAATTTAAATTATGAAAATTTTAAAATTTCAGGAAAATATGCGAATAAAATATTTGGTATTACAAAGTACAATACCAGTTTTATTATTGTAGGAAGAGTACCTAAATTACATAATGTTATTCAGTCTTTTATAAATTACGCAAATTGTAAAAAGAAAAAGATAGACCAAGTATTTAATGAATTTGATTATGGAAGATTGCATATTGGTAAAAGTGACCATATTGTAACTGAAAAAAAACAGGCGCTTGCTTTAGCAATTAGTATTTCCAACAAATATTGCTCAAGACTTGAACCTAAATTTTAAATAAAAATATTTTTATGCTGAATTTAAAATTGGACAAATAAAATTTGAATAAATAAACTAGAAACTTTAATTATACACCATGGAAAGACAATTACAAGCTATTTTCTTGACTTTACAAGAAATTACAGTTTTGAATACACAAGAATTAAGACATTTTATTGTTGTTTGGACAAAAATAAATAAATGTGAAGAGTATTTTTCAGCCGATATTTTTTTTAGTATCGTATTAAAATACATTGAATTTTATATTATTGAAAGAAAAAAAAGAAAAACACCATTCAATTTTGACAAGACATTACCTTATCGCGTTATGTTGGCTTCAATGATTTTAGTTTTTGTACATCATTCAGATTACAAAATGACTTATAAAATTGTTAAAATTCCAGGTATTGAAAGATACAATAAAAGATATCTCAATTTATTAAAAAGTGCATTCTTGAAAAGTATAAACTACAAGATTGTTTACTAAAATTTTAAAAAATTTAAAATATTTTGTCATCTAATTTTTTTGATAATAATGGAAACTAACACTTATATAGGTACATAAAATTGTTATATTATTTAATTCTTTTATTATTTTTTAAATATTTTGAAATATGTAAAGCTGTTTTTTTAGAAATAAATACTTTATGTCTTACAAAACTATAATGTCCGTAATTAAAGCAATTTTTATTCTTTAACCAAGTTACAGAAATTTTAAAAAGAATATTAATATCCGTATCTATGCATTTTTCAGTTAAAATATCACTTATATAATATTGAGAATTCTTATTAAAAATAAATTTTTGAACCATTGGAGAATAGATTATGTTCCAATTATAATTACAAACATTATTCCATTTATAAAAAAATAAAGGAAATAAATATCTGTTTATGTTTTCAAGTAAATCTAAATTGAGGTACAATATCATATTTTATCATATTATTTTAATTTAAAAGAGACTTTTTTTTTCAGATTTTCTTTTAATTTTGTAAAATTACTTTTTTTAATTGATTCTAAAGGTTTTAAAGGTTCTACAGATTTTAAATTTAAACTTTCTTGAGAATGTTGCGTTTTAAAATAATTCTGAAGAATGTTTTCTTCTGATTTACTCAAATTAAGGTGTATACTTCCTGGATGATTTGTAAATGCAATAATACTTGGAACTCTGGAACTAAAAGCACTTTTACTACTTAAAGAATCTCTTGACATGATTACTTGCCTTTAATTATATTAAATAAAATTAATTTAGTTTTGTAATGATTTTTTTAAGTTTACTTTATGCAAAAACAATATGCAATTGGAGAGGTCATTGCTTAGGTTCAAGTTGTAAAACTTTTAATGATTGTGACGGTAATTTAATTTGTTCTAATCGTATTTGTGCTAATATTGGAACTCCAGTGTCTTGTAATTGGAAAGGACATTGTTTGGGTTCAAAATGTAAAACTTTTAATGATTGTGACGGAAATTTGATTTGCTCAAATCGTGTTTGTTCAAATAAAAGTACTGTTATTCCTACAGCTACTTTAATTC